CTTGGCCATGTCTGAACCTAAACCAGCGACCACACTATTCACATCAACAATGTCTTTTGTGGCTTTGGTTACATCTGTTTGAGCCTGAGTGACCTTGAGAGCAGTGTCGTCCAGAGTCTTCGACAATGCAGGAATCGTGACCTTAGACATCTGGTCGACGTTCGCCTTGGCCTCATCAGCACTGGACTGTGCCTTCTCAACAGCAGTCTGGTTGGCCGTCAAGTCTGTCTGAAGTTTCGGAATAGTTGTGGACTTGAGAGTAGTCACATCACTCTTCGCGACAGTCAAGTCACTGGACACATTTGCCAAAGTCGATCCAAGTCCCGATACGGCGGCGTTGACATCAACAATGTCCGCAGCAGCCTTAGCAACATCTGTTTGAGCCTGGATGACTTTGGCCGTGTTGTCGGCCAGACTGACCCGCAGTTCAGGAATCGTGACCTTTTCCAGAAGGTCAGCAGAAGCTTTCGCACCATCGGCTGTCGTCTTTGCTTGCTGAACATCTACTCGGTTCGCGTCCAAATCGCTTTGCAGTCGCGGAATGGTCGTCGTCGTCAGAATGGCCACATCAGCGGTGGCCTGCGCCACATTCTGTTTCGCCGCGTCGACCTCACGCATAGCATCAGCCACATCACCAACAGACTTCGCGACTGCCGTCTCAGCACCGGCAACACGCTGGTCAAGAGACTGCAACTCCGACACAGTGGTACTCATCTGCTCGGCAACCATTGTCCCTATCAGGTCAGCGTCAGCGACACCAACAGGCGTGATAGCAACCCACTCCGAATAGCCAGACTTATTGCCCGACGTGTCGATCGCGCGGAGCCGGAATCGTGTTTCGACATCGTGCGGCAGATCAGCGAATACGGTCACGTCCGGCAAACGACCAAACCTTGTGAGCGGGTCTTTCACTCCTTCTTGCCACACCTCGACAAACTCAGTGTCGACCGGCATGGGTGTGCCTAAGACAGAATTACCCGTCCACATGACTGTGACTGTTCCCAAACTGGTTGTCACAATCGGGTTCTCCGGGTCCGGTGGCGGCACATTATCTTGAGCGACAACTTGGATCACCTGATCAGAAAACGCCGATTGCCCATCGCTCGTGATCGCACGCACACGGAACACCCACTTGGTGCCAACAGGAAGATACGAGACGATCCCAGCCGGTTCACTCGTTTTAATTTGAACCCATAGTTGCGATCCGTCCGCCGGAGCACCCCATACCTCATACGTCACACCCGAGACCTTTTGCCCGGACGCCGATTCTGTCACCGGCTGCCACGACACACCCACATAGCCGACCGGCTTGCCAGAAACATCGAAGCCAACCCACGAGGTCGTCGTCACAGCGGAAGGCTTACCCGGAACCACACGGACCAACGCCTTCTGCACAGTCGCGGAAATAAAACCGAAATGGTCAGCCAAAGACAGACGAGACACCCCGAGCTTCAACAATGACGACGACGGATCATCTAGAACAGTTTTGGTCTCATTCGCGACCGCAACCTCGCTGATCCCAAAATCGGGTATCTGTACCGGCACCCTGGCACCGACCTGATATTCGTCGTACACCATGTTCAAAAAATGCAGGTCAGCAACCGTGAGGGTGGCCGTGAAGTTTGCGAACTTCAACCTGGTCAACTCGGCTGAACCCAACGCCAACAGTGTGGTCGGATCATCCGTGTTGAAATCCACACACACTTCCCGGACACCCAACGACGACACCAGCTGGTCGTCCTGGACGTAATCTTTGCCGCCGTTCACTCCCGCGATGGTCGTATATGTGTCATCGACTTTCGACCCGACCGGAATCAGTCTGGTCGACATCGTGGACGTGTCCAGTACTGCATCCAAGTCCATGATGTTGCTCGTCAACGTCACCGGCTGGTTACTCACCGGCCCAGACACATCCGACACGTCCACTACAAACTCGGCACCGGAGGCTCTCGTGGTTATGAACAAACCCAGGTCTTTCACCAGCGTTTGTTGCAAGGCGTCCCATGTTGAGACGTATTTGTCGGTCGTCACATTCACGTTCGCGTTCCCACTAACCGTGCCGACGACCCACGGAGTGTCGACTGTGCCCAGTTGGGAGTTATGCCGGGTGATGAGGAACGTGAGGAAGTCTCGTAGTTTTCCGGTGTATGTGAATGGTCGTTGGAATTTACGTGTCAACAGGATCGACACACCAGAATAGGTGAGCGTCTTCGCACCAAACACGTTCGTTTGTTGCCGCAAATACACTCCAGTGAACCTCTGTTGTGTTGACTCGGATGAATACACGTCCACACGAGCCATAGCATTCGTCACAGCACCGATCAGCGGATTCTTCCGCGGAACCGTAAACTCAAGTTTTCCGTGAGCGTTGACAGTCTGCGTCAACACCAAACTATGAATATTAGTGTCCGTGTTAGCGACGACGAGCGAATCATACAGAGTGTCTTGCTGGTTCAGGACGACACTCCAACTCGTCATATCAGTTGGCCTCCCCGCCACGAAAACGTCAACGTCCCCGATCCCTTCGCCTGACCAGTCGTCGCTTCACCAGGTTGAATCACCAACCCGGGCAGTTGCCGATCAGCTGTGCCAGCTGGCACAGTCCACGGCACACCATCAATAGTGATCGTCACCGCCGCTGTTGCAGTGACAAGAGGAGCAACAGTGAACTTCGGCGCAGTCAACCCAAACGACACACCAGACGACGACGGATTCACCGTCACCTTCGTCAACGTCTGGTCGAAATACCACGGATTCGCCGTCATCGTGATCGTGTACACCACATGATTCGGCCCGAATTCGTTCACATCCAAAGACGCTCTGCCCTGGAAATAGCCGTCAGGCCAACCCGGCAACGTTGCCGTCAGAATCTTCCCATGCCATGTTCCAAGCCGGATCGAATACTGTTTCTCAGGAGTCGCCACATACTCTCGCACGACAAGCCTGACAATCCGTGTCGCATACACCGGCTGCCCATTCGAAAACGCAGTCGAATAGTCCAACAATCCATCAACCCACGGCAAGTCCAAAGTTTTCGGTTTCACTTCAGCCTTCGAAAAAGGCCACAACAACAACTGTGCACCAGTGATGGTGCTGCCATTAATGATCAACGGTTGGCTCATCCTGCAAACACCTCACCGTCGAAAAACAAGGCGTTGAAGAACCGTCCAACGAATCCGGTCGGACTCACCAACAGTTTCACCGTGTCCAAATTCACCGTCACCGTCGGCCATTGCGCTGCCACGATCCCTAATTCGGAGTACCCGTCACGACGCATCGACGGCATCGACGACACAGTGAACGTCGAAGCAGGCCACCACTCCCCCGTCCGCTGATTATGCTGATCGACCGTGAGCAGAAACAAGCCGACCGTACCCGTCAACGAACGAAGTAGGTTGATGGCATCCATGGCGGCGGCACGCGGCTGAACGACTGTGAAAGTCCTGGTGACCAGTGTTTCCGTCACCGTCGTCGAATCGTCGCGTCGTTTCCATTGAGGAGTATCATCCACATCGAGTCCCTGATACACCGTGTCAGGAAGACTCTCCGCCGACAAGACGAACCACGACTCCCATCCTGCCGGTGGTGTGCCCTTTAACGTAAAATTAGGAACCTTCCCACCCACGACAGGCGTGACCGAACTACGGGAAACAAACACTTTCCCGTACCGTGTGACAGCCATCTCAGACTCCCAACACCCGATCAGACTGCATCACACCCAACTCGGCATCCATACCCGGTGCCAACAAGCCAACCAAAGCCCGACTCATCGTCGCCGTCGACAACCCAGCACCCGACCTGCCTTGAGCCACCAGTTCCTCCAACAAACCCACAGCCCGGGCATCACCGGTGAATCCGTTCGTCGTCGACGCCGGACTCACCGTCGCCGGCGGAACCGTAATACTCGGCATCCGACGAACGTTCTGATTCACAATCTGCGACAAATTCGGAACACTGCCACCCGAAGCAAACTTCGGCATCATCTTCGGCAGCCTGCCCATACGATTCAAATACTCCAACAATTGCCTGTACTTGTTAGCGACAGACGCTCGGATTACAAACTCACCATTCGACAACCACGCCGGAATCGAATCCGACAAACCTGTCCCGGGACCCCAAATCGAACCACCAGTCGCCTTGCCCAACGCTCTCGGTAGGTCGTAATGCACTGTGTACGCTTCCGTCCGCACAGTGATCGTTGTCGTTCTCGGGCGAGCCGCCGCATCAATCGCATTACTAGCCGCCGTTGTTCCATAGACGGCCATCGACGTGACAACCTGTGCCGGTGCCCGTTGGAGCGCGGCCACATACTCGTCAACTTGACTCTTCGTAAACCCAGCCTGACCACCCAAGTTGTACAAACTATTACGCTGCTGATCCACATTCCCCGACACAATTGCAGTCGCCGCAGCCATCGCAAACTCATTCCCAGCAGCCGTCTGCAACGCCCCAGACAATGCTTCCAAAGCAGCCATGTTTGCCAGATCAGCACTCGTCTTAGAATCAATACGATCCTCATACATTTTCAACGCCGTAACAGAATCCACACCCAAAGCCTGCGCGACACGTAAGTATGCTGCCTTGTTGCGATCCATTTCCGCTTGAATATCCTGCGACTTCATACCTTGTTTCACATACGAGTCGTACAATGCACCATTCGTCTGAATAAGGTCGAGCAGAGTGTTTTGATTCTCACGACCGGCGACAGTGGTCAAATCCATGCCCGCACCAGCGTTCTTCTGCGACGCGATCAACGACTCAACTTTGTTCAAATAATTGTTCGTTGATACTGTGGATTCGTCCATCACATTCAACAAGCCGAACAACGACGAAGTAGTGGTATCAGTCGCACTCGACAAGCCCAGCATCGCCGAAGCTGCATCAGACGCCGTGACAATATACCCGCCGGTCTCACCATTCAACGCAGCCATTTCAAGCTCGTTGGCGATCACAGCATCTTGTGCCGCCCAGAACGACTGTGCAACCGAATCGACTTCTCCGCCAACCGCCGAATAGTTTTGTCCCAAGACTCTCGCAACCTGGGTCAATCCCTCCAACTGGTCAGAACCAGCTTCCGCATAATCGTGAGTTTTGTTCAACTCGTCCAAGAACGATTTCGTCGCGTCTTTGCCTTGGAGTATTGCGTGCGCCAAGTCGACATACGAGATACCGAGGGCGTCCAAGTTTTCAGGTTTGATCGCGTCATGCAGTTTACTGAGCAACAGTTCGTTCGTTGTTTCTGTGATGAGGCCTTTCGTCGACTTCAACGACTGTTCGAAATCACTCTGTGTCGCTCGCGCTTTTTGGACAGCAGACGAATAAGTCGACCAGGCGGCCACAATGAGACCGATTGCGGCTACGGCCCCAGCGAAGACGCCCACTCCTAAACCGGTTGCCAAGAATCCGCGTATATGTCCTGCGACTCCGGCAACACTGCCACCCAAAGAATCGAACGCTTTCCCAATACCAGTAATAGTTGCCACTTTACCGTTACCGAAAACCATGAGACCCATCGCAATATCTTCAATTAGGCTCGGGATAGCGTTTACGGCTTTCCATGTGAGGAACGCAGCCCCGACCGCAACAATCAACGGTGCGAGCGGACCGACGACGGACAACAAAACACCCGTACCGGCGACCAACGGAGGAAGGATAGTGCTGATGATTGCGGACATTGGTGGTACGAGTTTCGCGGCAGCGTCGCCGACTTTGGCCAACAGTGGAGCAACGTCCTTCACCACACCACCGACGAGTGTCGACATGTTTCCAATCAGGTGGCCGATACTGCCGAGACCGGTCCCTAACTCGTCCCATGGCATGTTCCGCACCAACATACTGATACCAGTCAGAGCATCGTAGAGTCCGTTCTTCGCGACAGGTTGAGCCAACGCATGAAGTATTCCTGTCAGGGCAGAGGCAGCACTACCACCCATCAACCGGAAGAAGTCACCAAGTAAAGGTGACAGTCGGGCAAGCGAATCACCGATCGGACCCAAAGCCCACCGTAAAGCGTTCGCCCCATCCGCAGCACCAGTAAACACTGTCCTCATCGCTGTTTGGAACTGGCTTGAGTTCACAATGGCACGTACCCGGCCCAACGTGTTAGCGAACGATTCCAAGCCAGATGATTTCCCGGTGTCCATGCCATGGAACACTCCGGCGATCACACCACCCAAATTCCGCAACGCATCCATCAGGAATCCGGCTTGGATCGCACCACGGTGCATCATGCCAGCAATGTCAGCAGTCTCGGTCCAACGCTGGAATTTCGCACCCATGTTCGTGATCCAGTCACCAACCATGGGGAACAATTCGCTACCCTTGGTGCCGATGTTGGTCAATCCGACCAGGAATCCAGAGATTCCAATCTTCGCCCTGACGAAGCCTTCATTCAGATTGTCGAAGAATCGTTTGAACTGACCGTCGTTCAGTGCGTTCCGCCACGCGTCCATCGCATGCACGGCCACACCACTCAGCGTGGTTGCGAGTTGAGGCATGTAGGTGCCTAGTTCGTCCAAGGCGAATTTGGACAGGCGACGGAATTCGTCTAGGAAATCAGTGGTGAATAGTCCTTCCTGGACTTTGGCTTTCACCCCAGACAGGCCAGTCTTGAAAGACTGCCACAAGTCGTTCATGTGGATCGCACCCTCAACAGTTGACTGTGAAAGGTGACGGAAGGCCATCACCGCAGTGAAGACGGTAGCGGTCAATCCACCCAACGCCGGGATAGCAAACAGAGCAGCCGGGCCAATCGCCTGCAACGACCGTCCGATAGGTGCCAATGTGCTCAACGCAGAACCGGCCACCGACCCAATGCCACCCAAAATGGTGGTGAACTTGGCGAGACTCAACGCCGTTTGTGGTAGTTCTTGAAGGAACCTGGACATTGACCGTGACCAGTTTTCCATCATCGACAAACCAGCCATACCGGCCATGATCTTCTGCATTTCCGCAACAAACTCAGACGACTTTATTCGTACGATAATGTGCGCAACCCTGGTCCTCGCCAATGCGATCAGGTGCGCGTGCGCGGCAGCGGATGCCAGTTCAGCCTGGACCTGGACCTTCTTGTCGTCAGTCAGACGGCGTAAGTCTTCCTCAGCTTTCTTCTTGTTGAGTTTCACGTCGACTTCGTCTTTGCCGATGTCACTGATCATTCCGTGAAGTAGCGAGGCTTGGCGTTTCCAGTCAGCTACCTGTCTTTTGAACGACTGTTCATTCTCGGCGTCAATGTCTCTGATTGACTGGAGTGCCGCGTCACGTTTGCCACGTAGATCACGAAGAATGTCATCAAACCCGGCAACCAGTTCTTTATCATGATCAACCCGGGCTTCACGTTGGGCAGCCTTATACTGGTTGATTTCGTCATCCCAAAGTTTCTTTTGGGCAGCCAATTGCTCACGCATGTTGGAAATCTCCGCGTCACGTGACGCTCTCAACGCCCGTTCAGCATCAGCCAGGCCATGCAACTCAACATCAATGTTGAGCTTCTGGTCTTTCAATTCGCGCATCCGGTTTTTCAGGTACTCGACTTTCGCCAGACCGTTGGCAAGATTGACTTCAACATCGATCGCGTTGTGTTTCGCCTGCCATGCCTTGAGTTTGGCGTTGGCTTCCTTCAAGTCAAGATTGGCTTTCGCGAACACGGAATGCTTTTCGTGTTCCAACCGTTGCATCGTCCGATGGAATTCAGACGTGTCTGTTTCGACATCAACGTCGGTTGACCAGCGTCGTTTGGTCCACTTTTCCATTTCCGCGCGAAACATACGCGTGTCTGGCCACACCCGCACGGATGCGGAATCAACAACAGCCATTTAGGTGTCTCCTTTCAAGAATGGAAAATCGGGTCCCCAGAATTCGGCAATCGGGTCGACTACCGGATGAGCGAGTGAATACAGTGTTGGTTGGTTGGTCCAATGCGAGACCACAACGTTATACAAGTTAGCGAGAATGTTTGTTGTCTGGTCGAGTCCGTGCCAATCCAATGTCAACGACGGACTCTCACCAGTCGCAGAAGGAGGATTATCCCTCAGGAAACTAGCCCGGAATAACGACTCCGGATACTTCAACAACCCGGAGAAAAGTTGTTCGGTCGTGTGAGGGTCACCAGTCCACAATTGCGTGTCCCAATCCAAATGAAAGATCGCCCGGAAATCACACACAATCTCAGTCTCGTAACCCTCCGCCAGTCCCTCTAACTCTCTTCTTTTCCCAGTTGACGCATCAACTCGATTGTGTATTCGAGAAGAACAACGTCTTGCAACCTCAGAGGTACCGCCGTAATCCAGGCCACCCAATCGACGCCGATAAGACGTTCCATTTCTTCGTCAAATCTCCCCATGATTTGGAACATCACACCCACCGATTCGTTATTGTCCTCAGCTTCCCACAGTTGCAAAAACTGTGTGAGGAACGTTCGGTCTTTCGGTCGCGCGTACGACGGGAACGGAGCCGAGTCTAAATAGGTGCGGACTTCCTTCTCGTCGGCAGCCGACAGCGGCTTAGGAGGTATAGGAGACTTGATAGGCATCACACTGTCCCGAAAGCATCGTTATCGAAAACAAGACCGTTGAACCACTGCCCGGCAGCACTCGCAGGAGTGACACCAGACTTGATCGTTGCCAGGTTCACCGTCGTCGGCGGAGTATTCTGCGTCAACTTGAATTCCAGCGATGTGTATCCGGTCGTGGACGGCGTCAACGACCCAGTCACACTGAACGTGGCAGCAGGCCACCATTCACCGAACCGTTTCCCGTTCGGCCCCTGGGTCACCATAAACACACCCAAGACCTTGCCACGCAGATCATTGATCTTGTCCAACGTGGCCGCGTCGGTCTGGACGCCAGTAAACGTCCGACTATGCGAACCCTCATTACTGGTCGTATCAGTATTATCCTCTTCCCACGTACCGAGGTTGGTGGTATCGCCACCATCCAATGCGGATGATGGAAGATTCTCCCGGGACAAACGGATGAGTCGTTCCCAACCAGTGGGGACAGTCCCTGTCGGGGTGAAGTTCTCCACTTTTCCCGTCTTGACCGGTGAAGCGCTCGTCGTGTTCACGAACAATGCACCGAACTTAGCGATGTTATTACCCTCGAAGGCCATCTCTTTCTTCTTTCTTCTAGTTGTTTTCTTCTTGCCACATGATTCGGAAAACGAACACAAAGTTCGTCATGTCTTCACGGACAGCGATATCTGACGTGCCAGAAATTAATTCGACATCCACAGCAGGCCCGGGAGGTCTCCAACCGTCCACCACGGCCACAACCTCTTCGATCAACTCCGGAGCTTTCCTCGTCGGCATCGTCAACACGAGCGTCACCGAAGCCGTCCACAATCCGTCATCCAACGGTTTTTGCAGAAGACTCCAGATACACGTCGGAAAGACCGGATCAACGACATTCGTCTCGGGAGCGACCGTCCACCCGGGAAGCCCATCTTCCAGATGGTTTTGAATCCACGTGTTGGCGTCAAACCAACCCACGGAAATTCACATCCTCACTTGTGTGAAGGCTTACCAGTCTGAGTTGGCTTGTCCTTCGACGGATCATCCACGACAATCCAACCCATGCCAACACGCAACGTCGCATCTTTGACAGGCTTCACCTCACCAGTCACCGGATTCTTAATCCACACCACAGCCATCATGTTTCCTTTCTTGTCTAAGAACCTGCTACAGCATCCCGGAGCACATGCAAGCCAGGCACATAGCCGGAATGAAACACTTCATCCCAGTGGCCTTCTTCGATACTCAACGCCGCCACATGCCGTAACGTGACATTCACGTCGTACCGGTTCGGATACTCCAAATTCAAGTGAGCAGCAAGATTTCCGTGCCCGAGAGCATTGATTCTCGCGTTCTCTAAAATCACGGTCGCCGCCTTGACCACAGCAGCATGCACACCCGGCAAACCAGCGACGATTCTTCCAACGTCAGGCATAATCAACCGCCGGAACCTTACGCAACTGCACAACCGCAACCTCAGACAAAACCATAGACAAAGCAGTCCGGTCAGACATCACCTCGGCGTGCTGTTCCCACTGGCTTCCATCCTTATCCAGGACAATAATGTCTTTCGGGCCACCCCTCCACGACCACGACCCAACCGGCATCAGCTTGGCGATTTCTTTCAACAGGTCGGGATTCTCCGTCGCCGACATGATTCGCCACACCCCGATGAACGGAACCTTTTCGATAATTTCGTATGCGGGTCCGTGAGCCGTCATCACTTCACGGCGACGATACAACACACCAGTTTCGTTACACTTCGAAACTGTCAGTTGGCTACCCTCATCAGTCCACTCACGAACGACAACGACCAGCCACACGTTGCCACGAATCATGATGCCCTGGCCTGTCTTCACAGGAGACAACGGAGAATTTTCTAAATAAACGTTGGCTGTAATGCCGTCGACCTGCTGGTCGACCAAACCGAAAAACACGACAGACGGATCATCGTACACACTGATCTTGTCTTCATTGTCACCGAAGAGTGCCATGACCTCTTCCAATGTCGAACAAGTAACCGAGGCTACGAGTCGGCGGGGCAGACCACTGTGGGCCGACACCAGACACAGGAACAATCATGTCGACAAGTTCCCTAAGTGCCTTACGTATGGACTTGTCCAACAGTCCGGCTTTGTCCCACCAGGCCTTCGAGAAAGGTCCGATCGTTTTGGACCGGAGACCCTCATAACCTTGACGCGCCCATTCCAGGACAGCCCTTCGGAGTATCTTTCCGACAGCAGTCCACATGTTGTATTCGAACGGTTCCCAGGGTTGGTCTGTAGGCGACAATGTTCCCAGGATAGGGAAGTCCGCGATGGTCTTGATTTCGACTTCGTCAATCAACTCAGTGAAATCAGGCAAGTCCTCAATCTCTTTCGTAAAATCCTGGGGGTCGAGGAAGTATCCCATCGCGGACTCCTTGATCAGCCTTTCGGGGGCCGACCCGGTTTGCGCCCAGCCTTCTCGGCTGAATCTTCAACCGATTCAGACTCGGGCTCGGGCTTCGGCTCAGGCTCAGGCTCGGGCTCTGGAATGTCAGTTTCTACAGGAAGGATGAACCCTAACTCAACCAAACGCGCGACATCAGCAGGGTCCGATGCCGCGGGTATGATCATTCCACGATAAATCACACCCGCCCCCTTGACCTGCACAGCAGGAACAACAACTTGGTACACCATCAGATGCCCATAATCTTCACAGCAGCCAACGGTGCCCGGACGATCGGAGCCGTACGCCGACGAGCACGGATACGCACCGTGTCATTTTCCAAATGGTCCCACGTCCTGACTTCGACGTTGGAACCCGGATACATGGTGTACGTCCGGTCACCGGGAGGGGCAGTCATGCCACCAAAGTTCGCAGCATCGTACAGCATAGGTGTGGTCACCAGTTCTGATGCGTAGAACGTCAGGCCACCGATACTGAAAGTCCGGTCGGATGCCAACGGCAGTTGAAGACTCGATTCTTTCCACAATCCGATTTGGAGTTTCCGAAGCGCGGACAATGGCACAGCCACTCGACTGTAGTTGTACCCGTACTTTTTGGCGTCCATAGCGTCACGAGCAGCCATGGCACCATCCACGATGCTGACAGCAGTCGTCCACGGTTCTGTCACTGTGAACGATTCCGTGATTGCCGTCAGAGCAGCACTCACGCAAATACCATCCAACGTCAACCTGAGTTTGTTCACGATCTGGCTGAGTGCGGAATTGACCGGAGCCATACCACCTTCACGAATCGACTCGAACGTGACCAGCGAATCGCCACCCCAGTTCTTCGACCCGGTTGACTGTGCAGCGCCCTCAGAGGTGCGCATCAGCGGATACTCGGAACCAGGTTCAACCATCTCAACATCGTCCGGAGACGTGCGAGGGTCTTCCTCTTGCCATGCAACCGTGTCAGCCGGATACGTTTCGGTGAGCAGTTGGTCAGCGAAGAACTGGTCAGATGTCATGTCAGCCGCCCGACGTGCAAGCATCATGGGCTGGTGGAGGAACTGCCAAACGTCGTCGGCAGTAATTTCGCCGGTCTTCGGCTTTGTGGGGTACATTCCCATGTCAGGCTCCAATCCCGATAAAAATGACTTCTTGACCGGCAGCAGCGGATTCGACCGCCCGACCGATCACCGTACCTGTTCCAGCCTTCGCGACCAATCCACCGGCAGCAGCCGACAGTGTGTCGTTCACAGCGACCGCTGTTGCGGTCTTTACACGATGACCAGTACCAGCCATCAGCCACACAGTGACATTGTCACCATTGTCAGCATTCACAGCAGCAACACCAATCGGAGCATCACCCACACCAGCCGGAACAACGGTCTTATTCGTCGTACTCAACTTCACCAGAGTGCAACCAGTGATCGCAGCACCGGCAACGAACGTGATCGAACGACCGGGAATATACCGTGGCATATAGCCACTATCCATGACAGTCATGTCACGCCTCCTTCGTGTCAGTGCCGAACAACTTGTAATACAAGGCTTCATCCGGGTTCACGCCCGTGATGTCTTGATGTCCGACCTCAGTCACGTTGATCGTGTTCTTCGGGAACGACTTCAACAGACCTGTCACAGTCGCCTCGTCCTTCTCCAAAGCGGCACGCCACGTTTCCGTACTCGACGGAATGATGCGGCCTTCACGCAATGCGTCGGCCAGAATTCCGTCACGACGTTGCTTCGCCAACTCCGCATGAGCCTCAGCACCAAGTGCGACTTGTTCTTGCAAAGCCGCATACGCGGCCTCGTCCACAAGCATCGACCCCTTAGGCGGGGTCATTTGCTGCGCAGCCACCAGCGCTTCAAGAGCAGCGACAGCCTCATCCGCAGTCGCGTCCTCCTGAAGCCCGAGCCGGTTGAGCAGAGCTTCCAGAACCAAATTCATAGTGGTTCCTTCCTCTTGTTTTTCTTCCGGCACGGTGCCGGGAAGCATAGTTATCGAATTAGTAGGGACCAGCCCGGATGGAAGACTCCACGCCTTCAACGCCTCAGGCGAATACGTGATCATGGCAGCAGGACTCATGTCAGCAGTGTTCGTCGTCTCGTCTTGAACGTCTGTGTCTTCCTCGTCAGCCAACCCCAGGCCGATGGCTTGTTTTACCGTGAGCCACGTCTCATCCCTCATCCGAGTACGCCACTCGGCGGACGTACCACCAGCATGTTTGGCGTAAATGTCAGCAATCGAATCACTACATACGTCCAACGCGTCACCGGTCTTCCGCATATCAGCAGCGTTACCAACACAGATTCCGGACGCGTCGTGGATCATCATCTGTGACCCGGTACGCATCGTCACAGTGTCACCAGCCATCGCGATCACGGATGCTGCCGACGCAGCCATACCCGTGATCACAACATCAACGGTTGCCTTATGGTCGTTCAACAGGTTGTAGATCGCAATACCGTCCCACGCCGAACCACCCAACGAATTAATATTCACGGTGATTTGTTCAGCCTCGTCACCGATTTTTTTCAACTCGTCAGCCCACACACGAGACGTATTGTCATCCATCCACCCTTGACGCACCTGGTCATGCAAATACAGTTTCGGATGCTTTTTATCGGTCTTGTCAACGATCACATTGAACGGTCGCCACGATTGCGGATCAGGCATTCACCGCTCCTTTCTTGTTCTTCGGTGTCTTCGGCACAGCGGGTGGCGTGTACGGGTCTTTCGGCGGAATCGTCCACAGTTTCCTCAACCGGCGTTCCAACGCCGGTTCAGGCAGAATCGCACCACATTGCACCAGTTGGAAGATCGCCTCAGCGGTGATCGGATGCTTCGAACCAATCTCATCAAACCCGACACGTGGCGCTGCTACTGCCGGGCCAAAGTTCAAATCGACCAGGTCTTCAACCACATGCTGGTTGATCACGTCACGCAGTTGGCTAGCTTTCGCCTGAAGATTCGTCACGAAGAAATCAGCGAATGTTTCCCCTAACGCCCACGATCCTGTTCCCTTATCCTGGCCAAGGTTCAAGAAATGCATCAGGGCTGATTTGCTAATCATGTCATCGAAGTATTTGATGTGACTCAACAAATCCGGAAGTCTGCCCGTAACGCCCTTGAAATCTAAGGTGGCTGTCGGAGGAATCGCCGCACCAGCCTCATCCCCGGCCTTGATCTGCTCGACCAGTTTCTTCGCAGTCCCCAACTCCTGCTCAACCTGTTGTAGTACTTTTTCGTACAATTCTTTGTCGTCGACCGGATCAGTCTTCATCGCCGTATACACCGGAATACCAAGACCATTACGCTTGTCCGAGATAGCCAACACGGCCAACAGTTCCTCTTTGAGCTTGTAGTACTTGTACGCCGGTTCCAAGATTGATTTGCCGTCCCACTCCCCGCCACGACGGTCATGAATGTGAGCAACAAGCCGGTCCACAGTAATCCGGGGAACCTGCCCGGCGATGATCCCAAACTGTTCAATCGCGACCAGACTGCCCTTATCAGACACATCAATTTTAGAAATCGTCTCCGGTGGCCGGAAGGCCAACTTGTGCAGCCACGCTTTCCCGTTCTCGATCCTGTACACCTGTTCGAAGAACGCGTGGCCGAACGTCACCTCTTCAGTGAACGCAAGTCGTAAATGCTCAAGGAAGTTGAACCGGTCTCGTTCCCGCAGTGGCGGTTTCGGATTCTGCTCATCCACCAGTGGCAAACCAAGATTGTCACAAATGAATTGGGTGACATTCGGATCAGCACCAGCCGGATCAACATGCCACCCAGTCGACAAGATCGGCAACGCCAACGCCGACACCACCTGAGTAATCTGAGCATCAGTCGACATACGTCTGAACGTCCCAACCGAATACGGCCACCGCAATTCAGAAATCTTGTCCAAGTTCGCCAACCAGCCACCATACGTCTGCCACGGAGTGTTCTGATAACCCGTCTCCGCAGGAGCATGAGAAGGAGGAACACTGACAGGCTTCACAGCATTCGACGGATCAAGTGACGGTTCAAATGCCTGTTGGTGTCGTGACTTTCTGAAATCCAGAAAATCTCTCGTGAAACCCATCGTCCTCCTTCCTTTCAAATCAACTGCGGAGCAAACCTAATCTGTTGCTTCTGCTTCTCACGCGTACGAGTACGCATTCCATACGCGCCAAACCACGCCTTCAGTGGTGCCATGTCCGTACCAGACTTCACGTCATCAATCAGACGGCCACCAGCAAGGTCTTTCCATACAACCCTGCTCACACAAAAATCCAATTCGTCACGACGCACGGTACGCACAACACCGTTGAACATGGCATCCATTCCCCTGCCATAACACGCCGTCAACTCCGCGCCCTCCCACGGAACCACCGAAATACTGTGCCGCAAATCAGTCTTCAACTCGGTCATCAGTTCACTCGTACGCCCGTCACCGCGAGCCTGGCCAACAATCTCATCAATACGATCCTTATGATCAACCAACCAATCCTTGACCACACTCGTCCTCGAGGCACGTAACCGGGCCACCAACTCCACTTGAGTCATACCGTCTTCACGTTCACCAGCCCTGGCCACATACACGAACTTCCGGTCCCGGGTCGCTGCGAGACATACCGTAAACCCAGTCACGATCCTCGTATCCACATTCAAACATTGGGCATTCCAATCACCCAACGGAATCGGATCATCCTTCACGATCGAGTCCCACAAACCCAGACCCTCACGCAACATGCCCTCAGGTCCCTCAGCGGTCAACAACTCCAACATGCGCAACATCGAGTCCTCATTCGTACGCCCAGTCAAGAAAGCAGGATTGCCTTTCCCCCACTGGCGGCGATCCCACATGTGCTTCACCGGATCCTTATCCACCGGCACCGGATCACACGAAATCTCGATATAGATCGAATTCACATCCTCCGCACGAGCCTTCAAAGCCCGCTCACGCCTGTGCGTAAACACCTCACCCGGATCAGTCGGCAACGGTGGCGTACCCATAAAAATCACTAACGCGTTCTGATTCGCATTCGCCGTCGGAACCAGACGTTGCATCGTCCGATCCTCTAAAATCTGCGCTTCATCGAAAATAATGATCGCCACATCATCGAAACCCCGACCGAACCCACGTGCACGAGAACCAAACTCAATAGTCGAACCATTCGTAAACGTCACAGTCTGCTCGTCATGACCGTCAACAATCTTCGCGATAAACCGTTTCCCAGCCTTCGACTTCGCCATCGACTTGTACTCGTCCATCGTCTTATCAGACGTTTGAGAATGATGCGCCGTCCAAATCACCTTCAACCCAGGAGTCATACAACACAACGCGAACACAATCCAGCGGATCACAAACGTCTTCCCTGTCTGTCGGGCGATCGACAAAATCACTCCACCAACCGTTGCCGCCCACACACCATCCTCACGAGTGGACAACACCAGACCGGCCAAACCCTCCTGCCACCGGTCAAATCCAATACTGATCCCCGCCAGAAAATCCTTCACACTCGGCCACATCGAATGCGAAGCCGACCGTGGAACAATCACATACCGGGCAACATCATGCAGCTTCAGGGTCGAACGGAGTTGCAACTGGGTTGCCGACGTACCCATTCGAATCCTCACCAACACCCAAAACGCCACGCGCCTCAGGCGTCAAACCAAGAGACTGCAACGACTTCAAATACGCCGAAGGCGTCACATTATCATTCGCCGGAACCTTCGGACGCTGATACTTCTCACCCTCAACATCATCCAAAGCCCAACGAACAATCGTGTCCCACGCATCCAACTTGTCAGCCAAAAAGCGTGCCAGCTCAACCGCCGCATCATCCAGTTTCGCCAACCCCGCGACAGCAATCGAACTTTCCAAACCCTCACGAATACGGCCACGTTCAATCGGCAATCTCTTACTCACCACACGACGGTCACCAGTAGACATTCTCAAACTCTCCAACAGGAAGCTCCTCCCGGGAACCCTGAGAAGCATTACAACCAAAATGAGCCGGACCATAATTCGACCGAACCCACGTCAACTCCGGAAACCGGTCACGCGACTTCACGTGTTGCACCGTCAAAGAATCAGTGTTCGGGAAACGAAGATCATAATCAATCGGCTCACCACACAAACAACACGGCGACCCATCACGCAACCTCTTCCCACGCTCATCAACCGCCAACAAACCACCAGGACGATGCTGCGAACGAAGCCACTCCAACTCCTTCTTCGCACGCGGACCATTCCACTCCACAGCCATAACAACAATCCGATCTGCGAAGGAAAACAAGAAAACCTCCACCACACCGGCAGAGGCCTAAAAACGAATTAGGGTGAGCGAAACCAACAAACTTCGATCAGTTTAACAATACTGTCGTTGTTTGTCAACGGCATGCTGACAAGGATAAACAATGGAATCGACCTATGGTTCGCATGTTTACGGTCTACAACCGGGAACATACAACCCCTACACCATCGGGGGGGGAAAAACAGGGGGACGTGGCGGTGTTTTTGTGTGGGTTGACTAGGGTTTTTGGTGGGGGGTGGGGGTGTTGTTTGTTGTGGTGGGGGGGTACGGTGGGGTACGGTCTGGCCTGGGGTGTCTGCCCCTGCCCTGGCACCCCGTGCCCACGCCTGCCCGTGCCCGCGTATACCCCTCGCGCGTACGCCCGTGTGCCCGTACGCGCGCGTATAGGGTGTCTCCCTTGGTACCCCTGTCCCCCTGCCCTGGTACCCCTGCCCTGGTACCCCTGCCCTGGTACCCCTGCCCCTGGGCATAGTGAGGGGACCTACCCCCAGCTGTTGCCAGGGTAGGTCCCCTCGTGATTGTTGTTGGTTTAGTTATTGTGTTTAGTTGTTTGTTTCGTTGTCATCGATGACAATGCTGTCGACGCGTGACAATAGTTCTTCTGTTGTCAGACCTAACGCGGTCGCCAGGTTATCAATTTCGTCCAACTGCCAGGCAGTCCGGTTGGTGAGTCGCGACCACAATCTCGCGTGGGAAGACATTCCCAGATTTCTGGTCAATTCTCTCAGGCCTATCCCCTTGTCATCCATGATTTCAAGGACAAGTTGTGATGTTCGTTTTGATGTAATTGTCACATGCCAAGATTATCACATGGCTCAGAAATCGCACCATTCTTATGTAACTCTCAGGAATGACCATTATTGCCACGTGACAAGCACAAACGAGCACGCTGCCTACACGTATACGCATTGACCACACTGCCAACATTGGTGCGTTTGTGCTTGTCACAGTGGATATATGGGTCGTTTCTTAGCGGTATTGACATCGGTTCGGATTCCGCGCCATACTGGTACTACCGGTTCGGAATACGAACCACACAGGGACCGCAAGATTTCCTCAGGGATTTCCCTAGGTCCCCTCGCCAAACCATCCGGCGGGGATAGCGTGCAAGCCGCTATCAGGAACAAATGGGTTGGTTGACGGCAGTAGTGCCAGTGCACACGGCAGACCATGGCCGATCGGGAAAACCCGATGAGAGGCGAAACTACAAAAACGAGAATTACGTAGCAGAAAGATTCAATACATATTGCTGGCTTGGTGACTAGGCTAAATGACAATGAATATTCACCTGGCGCACGGGAGTAGACCGTGCCGTACCGTGAGACGAGATTTCCTCGCGGGATACCACATCGTCCGATGGGTGTGGGGATGATAACCGACCATCACAACTTTAATTTATTAAACTTTTTCGCTAGCTGAGGCTAGTGGGTAGCGTTGGGTGCGCATCACACCGTAAATCCTAATTGTTTAGGTCGGATAGTTTCAGTCGCCAACCAAGCCGCAAACGTAAATCCTAATTGTTTAGGTCGTATGGCATTAAGTCTTGTCGCGGTTCGATTCCGCGGGCTACCACGTTCCGCCATCATGGTGGAAACAACCCGCCTAGTCAGAAAGGAGGGTTGAAAAATGGGTATTCAAATATTGGCGCTCATCGCCAGCGTTACCGCACTCGTGTCGAGTTTGATAACGCTGGCAACAGCGCTTGTTGATAATTGCCAACATGATAATTCTGACTAGACATGTTGTCAATGGTAGTTGGGTGTCACCTCGTGGCACCCTGCTACCCCCATTTTATCGTTGTTCGATTGGAGTTCGCAATGAAAATTAGTGTTGTTATGTCCATTGTTGCGATGGTCCTAGCGGTCATCGCTGTCACGCTGGCAATCGTCAGTTTGTGTTCGTGAAAGGAATTAAAGTGAAAAGTGTTGTTGATATCGTTGTCCCGATAGACACAAGTGAGCTTGTTGAAAGGCATCGTGACGAGTACGGAAATCAGATACTCACGGTCGGTTTAGATCGTTTCATTATCGGTGCCGAGTTTGACGAGCATGGGATGGTCGACGGTTATACCTGGTCTGTCCAGTCTGGTATGCAAACTGAGGTTGATTTTATCCAGTGGGACACGTTGTGGTCCGATGGGAGCATCGGTGACGACGCCGAACACCGGGCACGTTATGCGTTGACTGTCTGGTATAACGCTATGGTTGACGGTTTGGAGGTATCGGATTGATTTTGTTTCCGCTTGTCGCGCGGGTTATCGCGATAGTCCCGCAGCTACGTTGGTGGTAGTTGGCTCCGATGCGATGCGGGACACGTAACGGGCTCCCGGTGGCTGGGTGAGGTTCCCCGGCCACTGGTTAGAGCCCAAGACTTATTTCTTTTTGCAAACATTAATTTACTTGGAGGTAGCCATGCACTTGGTGAAATCAATGTTGTCGAGAATGACAACAACACTCTATCAATCTACTAACAACAATACTTATTTAAGGATTTATTATGCACGATGACGAAAATACTCCATTGTGGGATGAGTTGATTGGAATGGGTGTTTCAGAAGAAACACTACAGGTTGTTAGCAACATTAACGGATACAGCAAGGAAACAATGTATGACGTTCTTTATGCAGTGTTCGGCGAACGTATGTTCCCTAGTGAAGACGAGGAAGACGAGGAAGACGATGTCTAACGTAGATGATGACTTGCGCGGTCATGTTCTTTATGCGCAGAAAAGGTTAGAGAAGTTGTCTCGGAAGCTTGCTCAGGGCAAGTATGAGAAGCTTGGCGGGTACATCGATGGTTGTCTTGATATTGAAGTTCGTTGCGGGTTCGATAAGTGGTATCGTTCAGCCGAATTGTTGTTGGCTTGTGGTGGGCCGACTATCCGTCTCGATACGAACAATTGCTGTATTTCCGGTTCGTGGGGAATGGATAAATACGAATTGTTTGCCGACCGGACGGTGTGTGAGGCGATCGATGAGTATCTTGAAGATTTTTTTAATGAGAATGGATAGTGGCATGAAAGATTGTCCGGTTGTGGGTGTGAAGGTGGAATCCAACTCGTGGATTTCAACTATGTTTGTTCCTTTTTGTGTCGAGTGTGGCGACGATACGCCGACAGGTTCATTGTCTGATGCTATGAAGGCTGTTCGTGACCATACCGATTGGCATCGTGACCAGAATTACGCTGAATGGTGTGAGTCTATCCGACCTGAGAGTGTTCTATTCCCAGTGTATGGTGTCCGTGCGCGTTAGCGTGTGGTTGTTTGTTATTTGTTTTTGAGCCTTGGCATGGTGCCAGGGCTTTTACTTTTCCTGAAAGGTTTATTGCTATGAATTATCCATTGAGTTTCGCCGAACCACACAAGGTCCATGACCTGGGCGTTTCGTTTACTGCCATGACGCGCATTGCTAGGGCTATGAATTCCACAGCCTACACGCCCGGTTCACTGCTCTATTTCGACGTTAACGGTCGCGTGATTGACGCGACGTTGCCGGATACGCGTTACCAGGGTGACCCGGCTGGTACGTATTTTTGTGCTGAGAAGCCTGTTGGCCCGATGGCCTGGTGTTGAGGATTGTTTGTTGTTGTTAGCCTGGCCGTGATGGCCAGGCTTTCCTATTCTAGAAAGGATTATTGTCATGAATTATGTTGTCGCGCAATTTAATAACGATATCGCGTCTGGCTATTACAGTCCCGTTGTCTTGGCTGGCGTACGAAGTTACGCTGAGCGCGCTATTGCGAAGTACCGGGATGGTTCCATTGACGGCGTGTTAGCTTCCGTTCCTGTGAGTTATCGCCGTCTAGTGGTTTCATATCTACGCCATGGAAAATTCGATGGCCGTGTACGAACCCTCACCAGCCATGGCGAAGCAGTCAGGTTGATTGATACCGTACATTGGGTATGCGAGGCAGGGTATATCCGATGAGTACGCCGGTTAACGCAACGACGTTGGAAGCGTATCAGGGTAAAAACGTGGATATTCTTTGTGATGCCATGTTGGCGAATGGGTGGACGAATCCTCGTTTTGTGACGTTTGTGCAAGCGAAGTCTGAGGACTGCTATCCGCGTAAGGGTTCTCATGGTGTTCAGATCAGTAGGTGGGGAGTCGATGAGTCGAAGCCTGATGCTGATGGTAAGCCGACTAAGTTTGTGAAAACATATACTGTTTTCAATGTGGAACAGTTGGGTGGGAAGATTCCCCCGACTTGGGCTGATGGTGATATGTCTATCCTCCAAGTGTTGTATAAAGAGAACTTGTTGGAATGGTCTGAGAAAGACTTGTATGACACGTTGGAGTTTGCCCGGAGTCGCGGTGACTTTGCTGCTCAGCAGGTCATCACAACGCATTTCGAGCGTCGTGAGCGTGACCTGAAACGGGCTGAGAATACTATTCGCCGTGCGTCGGTTGACGATGTGATCAATGTCCAGATCCAAGCTGCTGAGCAGGCGTGTAATGGGTTCCTCGTGAATCGTGAAGGCTTGGCCGTCGGTGTGACTGCCAGGAATTTGTGGACATGGACTTTACGCCGTGCCAAGAAATATGCGACGGAAGACTTGTTGCGTTATTGGGCTGAGTATCCACGTCCAACAAAACTTGAATTGTTGGGTGACGTGGATGCTCGCACGAGAAATATTAAAGAATGTGGAGTACTCATATGACCGTGTTTTACGATGTCAAAGTAAGTTTATATGTACACGATGGGAAAATGGTTGTTGATAGTGGCGAACTATCGACAACACATACAATCAGAGTTCAATTTCCACTCTGGTTCGTAAAATCAATCGGCGAACTTGTGGATTACGCATTGCGAAAGCATTTCGAACAAGTTTTCAAAACAAGCCTTCCTATTTCGATTGGTCTGCATGGAGACTTTGGATGGACGGCCGATTCCATTTCGGATTATACTTCCATTTTTCGGGCGATGATCTACAACACGTATGACGTTGAAGTTCATTGGAATGGAGAAATAGGAGTATGACGGACAATGAGTACTAGGAAGATTGTTGTCCGCGAGATTTGGTGTGATGGCAAGGAAAATATTGGTACGCGAAGCAGTAGTTTCGGTTGTCTTGAGTCGATTCGATCAAAGGATTTTGAGACTTTGACTGAATTACGTAAGGAAGCCAGTCATTGGGGTTGGCTTTTCCAGAATAAACACGATTATTGCCCCAGACATGCACGGCATATGAAAAAAGAGTCAAGAATGGGAAGCTTGTCCGATGGCTAGGACTTTCACTGCCGGTCACTGCCCGGATGAGTTTTAGTGCGCCGCCGTTGAGTGTGGCGTTTTTTGAGCGTCTTGTGGATGGTCCATGAGACGCTTTTCTATTAAATACGAAAGGAATTAACAATGAAAGTACGTAAAGATATTTTGTCTGAAATTGGTGAAGGACTTGGAGCACAGTTCAACGAGGATGGACAGTTTAACGAACAACAAATTGACCAACTACTAGATACGATGCTTGTTTTGCTTCAGGGATGTGGACAAATTGGTTTCGATGAACAGGAAGGATATTTTTGGTACTCGCCGAGTGACGATGTCTTGTTCAACCAGTTTTGGTCAATTTACAAACAAGCCGAGGAAAAGATTCTGGGAGGAACAGACAATGTCAATAAATGAAATGACGTGGAAACAAAAAGAGTTTATTAGGAGCTTGTTGGCTGACTATGGCGTACAGCAGGCATACGAGGACGGGATTCTGACAGGATTCCAGGCACTCAAGCACATGAGGGACGGGAGTATTGCTGAACCGAAAGAATACCGGGAACCTGATGGGGTTTTACGGCACGGTATTCCAGCGTTCTCATCCGTTGCGGCATCCACATTGATCGATAAATTGAAGAAAGGCATGTCATGACGACACCGAAATACAATTGGGAGTTCGGCATTGCTGGGAATGGTGGAGCAGAATTCGATTCGGGTTGGGACGACGTGATTCCCGATGATATGGACCAAGCTGTCATGGATGCACTCGAAATGTGGATTATCGACAACCAAGGCCGCCGTGGTGATAACCGGTTCAACGGTGACTGGTATCTACGGTATTTTCATGATGGTTGGCAGGTTGCTGAAGGTCTGGTCACGAATCGTACGCTCCACCAATATTGTCAACAGGATGACGGTACTGTCGAAAAGCGTCTCGTGGACATGTTTGGCACGGGTCATGATGTGGTACGGGTACTCGGTATCAGAGAAAGGACGGGATTGCGATGGGCGTTGTAGAACTTGAATTGGAGAACAAATAATGAATAGGCAACAAATCTTGGCGGAACATCCGGACGCCTACCCAGTCTGGGCAACCGTCATACACGATGAACAAGATCCACTATTGCCCGAATGTCCAGACAGGCGTTTAGTTGGAGTGGTTATCGAATGGGACTACGAAGATGAGGAGGGTAATGCTATGGAGTCAGGCATCGTCGAAAATCGTCTCGTCAAGGTGTGGAATGACCATGTTGGTCATCGGTTGGAAGACGTTCTTGCTGGTGGCGCATCGTGGTCGTGGGTCAGTGAAATGCAGTTGGCCGCGACACGTTGAAGGGCATGTAGTTTGATGGTTTGACCGGTCGTGTGTGAGAGTGTGGCCGGTCAAACTATCATTGATTAGTTGGTTGATTTCTTTCCTTTTTTGGCCTTTTTCTTTGTTTTGCAGGCCATGTGAACAATAACTGTCATACGAGTATTTTACCATGTCAGACGCATTTTTTTGTGGTTTTTTGTTGGATCTGTGGTTAAGAATCAAACTCAAGTACGTCTGAATCCAGCAAAAATCCAGAAGTTGCAATAACAGTTTTCGGCTTCGCCGGAAACTGGACAGTCCAGACTGGTCTGGTACCGCTCCGAAGGAGTAGGTAGTCTCCTGTCTCCTGTCTGCTTGAATTTTGCTTAACCACTTGCTTAACCACTTGCTTGAATTTTGCTTAACCACTTGCTTAACCACTTGCTTGAATTTTGCTTAACCACTTGCTTGAATTTTGCTTAACCACTGTGTCAGTAAAAGAAAGAATCATTTTACCCATCCTTCTTGAACGCAAAACTCGCATTCAGCAGATGGATTCAATGAAGAGTGTTTCGACACATGCCCTCCTTTTGCACCTGCTCTTGATTTTACACTCGCAAGCGAGTCTCTCTCTTGTTTTGTCGTGTTCCACTTTTCCCAGTTTTTGACACTCCAATATAATCCATCATCGATCCACAATCCGGCTGATACAAGTTGTAATGATATTTTCTTTTGATTAGGTATCCCGTCACCAATCTCTGGTAATGCAGATTTCTTGATCCTTCCATCAGCCTTATTACGCCGAATATAGAGCAGACCGCGTATATATAAAAACTCTGCCATAGCTCCTGCGCTAACAATCGCGTCATCGTATCCAATATACGGGTCAATAGGTTGGAATATACCCGGTATTTTTGTTGTCATTATTAGTTCCTCCCGTTTGCGTGGCAGTTGGGGCATATCCAGCCAGTGTTGGCGCGTTGCCAACCAGCGTTGAGTGCTTGGAGTACGGGTGGTTGTTTTAATGCACTGTATGTTGTTTCGTGGTTGCATTGC